TTCCCGTGGCAGAACGGGCAGGGTATCAGGTCGCCTCCCGCGCGGAGGCGTGGATTGAAACATCGCTCGCGGGGTCCACCTGCTGGACGAACACGGTCGCCTCCCGCGCGGAGGCGTGGATTGAAACATCGCTTCCGGCGCCAGCTCGTTGAACGGCAGGAGGTCGCCTCCCGCGCGGAGGCGTGGATTGAAACTCCATACGCTCCTGCAAAGTAATCGCGCGCCCTGGTCGCCTCCCGCGCGGAGGCGTGGATTGAAACCCAAAACAACACACCCCAAACAGCCCCGCTCGATCGTCGCCTCCCGCGCGGAGGCGTGGATTGAAACGAGGTGTCCGCGCTGGGGCCGCTCGGCATAGGCGTGTCGCCTCCCGCGCGGAGGCGTGGATTGAAACGTGTACAACCGGTGCGGCCGGAGAACCAACATACTGTCGCCTCCCGCGCGGAGGCGTGGATTGAAACCCGTCGTACTGGGCCAAGGGGCGCCGGGCCTGGAGGTCGCCTCCCGCGCGGAGGCGTGGATTGAAACATGCTCAAGTTGGAAAAGCGCGTGAAGCGCGTGAAGTCGCCTCCCGCGCGGAGGCGTGGATTGAAACGTTTTCGTGCCCTATCTCTATACGCAGCGCTTGTGTCGCCTCCCGCGCGGAGGCGTGGATTGAAACATCTCCCTGGTGCAGATCTGCAATGCCAACGGCAGTCGCCTCCCGCGCGGAGGCGTGGATTGAAACATTCACCGCAAGGCGCACCTGGCCCTGACCGGCGTCGCCTCCCGCGCGGAGGCGTGGATTGAAACTACATCGACGAGCTGGAGAAGCTGCCCGGCCATTTGGTCGCCTCCCGCGCGGAGGCGTGGATTGAAACATGAAGGCCATCGGCGACCGGGTGGTCGCCCAGACGTCGCCTCCCGCGCGGAGGTGTGGATTGAAACTCGTTGGGATAGATGATCTTATGTTGCGGCCCCGTCGCCTCCCGCGCGGAGGCGTGGATTGAAACCGTGTACCGCATCGGCTTGAGCCACTGACATCCGCGTGCGGCCGCCTCGATCAGCGCCCCGCCGGCGTCCTCGTCCCGGCCCTGGGCCTTGACCTGGTCGCAGTAGTTGTTGACGGCGATAATCTCGAAATCCACGCGCCCCTGAAGCTCCTGGGCGATATTCTGTATGGTGAACACGTTCTGCGGGTACTCGTTGCAGTACGGGATAATCACGCTCAGATCAGTCATTTGTTGTCTGCCTCCATCCGGTAAACCACGCCTTGCTGCCGGCCTTTGCCAGGCCATTCGCCGCCATCCATTCGCGGCCGATATCCCGCACCGCCGCGCCCTGATCCGGCTTGGCGAACACGCCGTACCGCCATCTATCCACCTCGGCCAGTAGCTCCGGCCGCCCGTGGTGAAACTGCTTTTCCGGGTTTTGCTCCGGATCGAGCCAGAGCGCCGTCTCCCGGATAAATTTATTCCGAATCAGAGACGGATGTCCGCAGAAGCCGACCTCCCTCCGAAGGTGTTCCGGGCATTCAAAGTAGCGCCCGTTCCAGGGGAAGAAAAAGCCCCAGTTTTTAGACGATTCCGGCCCGGTCGGCCGAAACGGCAGGCGCAGGATCGCCAGATCCGGCTCACTGTCCATGATCCACACCATCTCGTCCAGATCCACCGGCACATCCAGCACCCAGTCATCCTCCAGGTAGAGGGCGTATTTCCCAACAGGACGGGTCCAGAGCCAGTGGAACGCGCGGCCGAAATGCGCCTCTGACGGAAACCGGTACCCCTCCAGGCCCATATACAGCCTGGCGCAGTTCAGCATTTCCCGCTGGGAGACATGATCCAGACCGGCCGGGTCCACATTGATCCAGGCGCGCGGATCATGCCCGCGCAGCATACTCTTGCGGAACGACCCGTAAGAGGCCAGCAGCACGGCGGGCCGCTTCGTGGCAGGGGTCAGCACATCGATGGTCGTCATGAATGATACCTCCGTATGAATTCGTCCACCGCCCCGCTGCACATCAACGGCAGCGCGGTCCGGATCTTGTCTTCCGGCCAGTTCCACCAGGCGATTTCCAGCAGCAGTTCGACGGTATGATGCCCGAACCGGTACCGGACGATCCGGGCCGGGTTGCCCGCAACGATCGCATACGGCGGCACGTCTCTGGGCACCACGGCGCCCGCGGCAATCACGGCCCCGTCGCCGATCGTGACCCCGGCCAGTATGATCGCCCCGTGCCCGATCCACACGTCGTTGCCGATTACAACCGGCCCCTTGCAGAGCGGCTGCCCGGCAATTCCGGCCGCCTCGGGCCAGGCGTCCCTTGACAGGCGCGGATCGGAAAACGGGTACGTGGTGACCCATTCGGGATGGTGGCCGATGGTGACGATCTGCACGTTGTCCGCAATCGAGCAGAACTTGCCGATCGTGACCTGCCCGCCGCCGAACACCTTCGGAGGCCCGTAGCTGTGCTCCTGAAACGATACGCGCATTGCCGGCTCCGGCATCATGCCCCTCCCAGGATAATCTTTTCAAATATCGCCTTTTCACGCTTCAGCGCGGCCCGGTATTCCGGGCTGGCCGACGCGCCCGGGCGGTGATAGATCACGTTGCCGGTCTGCTTGACCCATACGCCACTGCGGATGCGGGTGTGATGCCATATCCAGTCGTCCCCGCAGAATATTTCCAGGGATTCGGGTATCGGCGGAATGGCGCGCAGCAGCGGCCGCCGCACGGTAAATGCCCACCCTTCGCGGCGGGACATGGCGTCGTTGGGGACGCCGCCATCATACCCGACGGCATCGATGTCGCCCACCGTCTTCGGGCACACCACGCCCACGTGCGGGCGGTATTGAAACACATCCTCGATCCCCTCGAAAAACCGGGGGCTGATCCGGATGTCGTCGTTCAGGAAAGACACATATTCCGCCCCGGCCAGGGCCATGCCGATATTCCACGAGGCATTGACGCCCAGGCGCTTGGACGGCCGTATATACAGCACCGGAACCCGCGGGACGATCTTTGATCTGAACACCTCCGCCGTGTTGTCGATCAGGATCACCCGGTCCGGCGGGCGCGTGTTCGCGTCCATATCCTCCAGCAGCAGTTCCGCATCTTTTTGCCGGATCACCGGCAGAATCACGTCGATCATGAAACACCTCCCGTCATCTCGGCCAGCAGCGGCGCATAGTACCGGCGGTAGACCGCGTCCATGTTGTACCGCCGGCGGCAGAACGTCTTCATGCGGATCGACTCGTCCTGGTCCATTCGGGCCAGCACGATCGCGGCCACGTCCCGGTAGTAGATGTCCGGGTCCGCCGCCCGGAAATTGTGAGTATACGACCCGAAATCCAGGTACATGGCCTGGTTTCCGGAGATCTCGATCTGCTGCTGGAGCGACTTGTTCAGCAGGCACATCGTTCCGGCCAGGGCTGCCTCGGGCACCACCAAGCCGAAAGACTCCTCCCGGCTCGGGAAAATAAACAGGTTCGAGCAGGCGAACAGCTCCCGGATCATGCGCCGGGATATGCCCTTCTCGTAGTCGCTCCGGATCTCCGAGGTAAACACCACCTCTTTGCCCGGAACCAGCCCGAGAGACTCTGCCACCGCAAGATATTCGGCGACACTTTCCCGGCGGGTGCGCGTTGTCGCCCACTGGTTGGCGACCACCAGGCACACGCTTCGGCCCAGGGCCTTGATATTTGCGAATATGCGGATCACCTCGGCGACCCGCTTGGCTTCCAGTCTATCCACGGAGGCGGGCAGCAGCTGCACCACCTCGGCGTCCAAAATGCCGGGAACCTGGTCGATCAGCGCCCGCGTATCGGGCAAAAACTCCATCCATGTGCGGATATCCTTGATGTGCGGCACCACGCGCACGTTCTCGACGCCGCCGCGGTACTGCTCGGCCACCCGGAGCCGGTCGGTCTCGTTGGGATAGATGATCTTATGTTGCGGCCCCCACTGGCGGACATCCCACCAGTCCCGCAGGGCCGTGGGAATCGAGTGTATCCAGTGCAGCCAGGCGCAGGGCAGCTGGTTCGACGCGCAGAAACAGGCGATGCCGTAGGGCAGGAACCACCCGGAGAACATGAAGTCGTGGGTAAACACCGCGTCCGTATCGGCCAGCTCGTTGACGAGCATCTCCGTGGCGGCCCGCGCCGTCTCCTTGTGCTCCGGCGTGATATCGCCGGCGCACTGGTAGTCGGACAGGTGGGCAAACGGCATCACCGGCCGGATGCGGGCGCATTTTACGGCGTCCGGCCGGCCATGATACTGCTCGTTGACAAACACCTCGACCTGGTGTCCGTGCCGCGCCAGCATCTGTGCCTGGTCCTGCACGATCCCGGTCAGGGAATACCCGGGGTTGAACTCGGAAAAATTGGTCAGAATCGCTATCTTCATCCACGCCCTTTCTAATTATTCAATGCTTTAATTGCAGACCATGCCGTGGTATTTCGTGATTTGATTGCCGCTGATAAAATACCATTAACTGATTTAATTCCTGCGGGGCCTGTAACCTCGCCTCCCGAGT